GTACTTCTGCAATAGGCAGCAACTAGGTTAGGAAAGATGAAGAACTACTCAACAATTCTCTCCGGGCATGCTCTCCGAAGCTTGGAAGAACACACTCTTCATTATGATCGTCGTCTGACGACGAACATCGTTCCACCCGCCCTACGTGACTACGTAGGGGGGGTGCACAGCTTGCACCTGAAGCAGGTGCCAAGCTGTCAAAGTGTCCGACGGGCGGGAAACCGCCTGTCAGACGAAAAGGCTCCCTTCTTGAAGGGAGGCTATTTCTTTGATGAATCTTCCGATGGCGGTGGCCATGGGAAAGAAGAACCGCCTCTGGCACATTGGTCAGAGGCGGAAGACTCTCCTCCTCTATTTGAGGAGGAGCATGACCCGCCGGTGGACTTTTCCACCGGCAGGAATATCTACGAGGATCCATTCAAGATCCTTGCGGGTTACATGTTTGCCTCACAGTACTGTGAGGACAAACCATTAATTAATGTTTGGCCCGGTGGTTACCACCGGGTCCAAGATAAATTGCATCCATCCTATTTTGGGATAGACGCAAAATCCTCTTTACATTTTGTGGATGTAAAGGGACATCGGGAAAAGATGCATTTCTTGTTCCGACATACCCATTGGGGTCATAAGATCCAAATGGAAAGGAAATCTGAGAGGGGAAGCCCTCTCAGATATTTTGCCAATAATCTCTTCAGGAGATTATCGCATTTTATAAGAGGCCTCCCGGATCCCATGTGGACCCTGGAGGAGAAAACACGATTCGGAGATTTCTCCAAACCGCGCAACAAAACTTTCAGAGCCCAAAGGCTTCTGGAAGTTCTCAAGACCGTTGACGGAATGTTCCTGCAGCGGTACTTCGCATATCCAGAAGAAATCTGGACATGGGAAAAGTTCGACTTGTATGTGATACAGGCGATCTCAATACTCATCACCGATGAATTCTTCGATGGTGAGGTAAGTGAATATGTCCTTGATGGACATATCACACATTACGAGCAATTGAAACGTGCTCGTAAAGCGTTCAAACTCGTTATACACGAGGATGAACCGGAGAAATATCTCCACACACTTGAAACCCAACCTCGTTGGATTCAAGAGTACTTCCTTCCCACATGGGGGAAGGCTGTACGTCATGAAGGATTCTCCAGGTTATTCCTGGCAGGATCCCTGTCCCAGACCCGAGGATCTGGGACACCACCCGCTCTCGTCGTTTTACGAAGTAAGCGGAAGTTTCTGACGTCGGTGGCTGAATTGCCACCGACTGTCACACAAACGCAAGTGAACTTGTTCACTCATGCGTTAGAAGAATGTATCGGGGAGATCCCCGATCACATTTTTACCGGCCTCTCGACTAAAGCGAGAGTAACCGTGACTGGCTCTGCATGTTGGGAATCAACACGAAGAGAGGGCGGAACCGCCCAAGCCATATTGGAGCTTATGCTCAAATATGAGGAATATCAGATCCCTGTAAGGGATCTTGATACTGGTGAAATCACTTCCTGGAAGTGGAAACACCAATTCGACAGCGTAGGAACAGCAATATTCTACGCATGTTTAGATGAGGTCATCGAGAGTAATCTCGAAGACCTCCAAACTGTCCACTTGACCGTAGTCAAGGAGCCAGGAAAGGCCCGCGTCGTAACCAAAGGACGCGCGGCACTCAAGATCATTCTAGACACTGTCTCGAAGATCTGCTCTCATCCCCTAAAGAAGGGTTTTAAGAGCTCAGAATCCGGTATGGGAAGATCCCATCACGGATGGAATCTCTTCAAGGACTTTTCCTCTGAAGAGATGCATACAATGCTATTCACGGAAGACCGTGAACGGCGTATAGAAGACACGTTCAATGATCACATTGATCGTGTACAAACGTGGCAAGACCTTTGGTTTTGCAGCACGGACTACCAGGAGGCGACAGACCGAATGGTACATGAACTTGCGGAAATTACCGCAAGTACATGGATGGACAAGTGTGGAATTCCTCCACTCTTATCCGGTATCGTCATGGCGGTTTGTTTCAAACCGCGACGTGTAGTTTTCAGTGGAACTGGTCCACTGTCAACGATCGGAGTTGAACTCTCCGATGACCTCCGCGTAATCACATTACGCAGGGGCGTTTTAATGGGGGATCCCCTAACAAAGGTGATCCTCCACTTCTCGAACATCATAACGAGAAGACTGGGCCAGTCATTAACTGACGGGTCCATATTTGCACACTTCGACAATGGCGAAGAGTGCAAAGAAGCGTACCTAGCTGGGCTAGGTACGCATCTTCCTGTATAGGTTAACCTATACAGGTGCAACATAGGGCTCCCATTGGAGCGACACTACG